AATCTCATTTCGTCCGCTTCCTTCGCATAGAACAATTCGAAGCGATCCTGCTCGTTAAGCATATCTGTACCTAGGTACAAGTTGCTCATAGAAAGACCGAACATCTTATCTGTTCCGTTCAATCCGTTCACACCGATCAATTTCACAGCAGTACCTGGGATGATTAGTTCCATGTTTGCTGCATCCACAGGGTAGTGGAACAAGTTAGCATTTCTCAAAGCAAGAACATACTCACGGAAGGTGTCATTACCGCAGAAGATAACTACATCATCCTTGTCCAAAAGGGCAGCAGGAAGGGCAGCGAAAACACCATCTACAGCAGCGATAACATTTGCAGAAGTAAGGGTAGTCAAAGATCCTGTATTACCTGCGATTGGATCACCTGCACCACCAAATCCAAGGGCATCAATGATAGTAGCAATACCCATGAATTTATTCAACTGAGCATTTCCACTTCCTGTATCTCCCTGCCAAATAGCAGTTTCCAAAGCAGCACCGATTCTCTGAACTTTCTGCGCAGAGTATTCAGATGCGTATGCCATGTAGTCATAAGAAGAACCTTCACGCAAAGCCTTCTGAGTGTACTTAGCTTCAAATGACTTAGGGCAGATTGATTCCTGAATCTTGATCTTACCTACTGTGATGGTTCTCTGAGTGATAGTGGTAGTTCCGCTTGAATTGAAACCACAAGTTCCACCTGCTTGGAATACTGCATCAGTAGTCATGATGTTAATAGTCTCAGCAGATTTGATACCCACCTGGACATTTCCTAGTGCTTCAATCAAAGAAGCAGTTTTTGCTGAGAAGATCGCAGCAGAAGTGAGCTGCAATTCGTTTTCTTTAACGTAGTTCGTTAATGCTGATAAATCTAGTGCCATTTTATTTTTGTTTTAATTTTTGAAATGCGCTTTGTAGGCTGTTATACCTTTCGTTTTTTTCTACTTTCAACTGCTTTGCAAATTGGTTAGGGCTAGTGATAGGCTTATCACTTGGCTCTTTTGCAAGAGATTCAAGAACTACAGCAGACATCTTTACTGCCTCTTCTACATTCCCTGCTTTCTCTTCCATTGCCTTCACTTTTGCTGACAATTCATCTACCTTCTTTTCAAGGTCACCGATAACTTCTTCAAACTTCGCCATCACTTCATCCTTCTTAGGTTCTTCTACAGGCATTTCTTCAGCAGCAGCCTCGATCTCTACTTCAATCTTAGGCTCTTCTTCTGATTTCTTTACCTCTGCAATTTTACCTTCTTCAAGGACTACTACGATTTCACCTGATTCAAGTTGATGCTCTCCAACAGGTGCAGGGATTTGCGCCCCATCTTCACCAATTACAAAGATCGAACCTGCCTCAATGTCATAGGCTACAGCCGTGCCATCTACTAGCTTACCTTCAACCAATGCGAAGGCAGCCTGCTTTTCTGCTTCTGAGAAAAGTAGTTTTTTGATTTCTACTAGTGCTTCTTTTGCGTTCATGATTATAAATATTAAATAGGTTTTTAATGTTCAATTTGTGCTAGGATTTTGAAAATCTGTTGCATGATCTGTTCCTCCTCTGTAACTACCTTATTGGTCTTCTCATATCGGAAAAGTCCCTCCACAGAAAAGCCTTTGAAAGTACCTGCCTTGACTTCATTCCATATCTTCTCATTGTCAACTTTGAAAGATCCGAACCATGACCCATTTGATACATCTTCAAATCCTTTAGGAGGCATGATTCCCTTCTCCCGATCAATGATGAAAGATTCAAACATATATACCCCATCTACAGGGGTAGAGTGTTCTACATTTACTTTTGATTGGTAGCCCTTCTTGAAGAACCTTTGTACTATCTTCTTGATCTCACCTGCTGAAAAGGATACATAGTATTCATCTTCTCCATCTCTTCTGTAGATCGGTAGATCCGCAATCATCAAAGCCCCTGTGACAATTCTCTGTTCTTGGTTTTGAATGCTGAATTTGTTGAATCCTACTGCCCTGAAGTCTTCCTGATTCATCTTGCTTTCTGCCCATCTTAGCATAGGCTCACCACCCCACAAAAGGTAGGAGATAGTGCCACAGGCTTCAGTATCTTCAGGGTTGTAGTACTCGGCTGCCCTACTTAGGTAGGAGTAAGTCCTACGGATGGTCTCTCTAGACAGATTTTCTCCTGCCATTATTTGAGTCGCTCTGACCTTTCCTACCTGAGTAGCGCATTTATTCCCTATTTCTTCATTCAATCTGATACCTCTTTCTGCATTGTCCTTTGCAGATTGTGGATAGTCATTGAAGGAATCTTCTTGAAATCTACCTTCCCATAGATTTGAGCAGATAGCCACCGCCTGCTCTGATTCCTTGCCTTCATTGATCACATATTCAATGCATCTAGGAAGGAATTCTTCTTTTGATTCCCCTGCATTTGGCTGTACAAACTGCTGAGAAAAGGCTAAAAAGTTTTTTTGTATTGCAGGGTATTCCACCAAGGCTATGAAGTCTACTTCTTCTTCACCTTCGACATTGTCCCCGATCATCATTTCATACAAGGGTAGTTTCTTTTCCATATCTGTAAGTATTAAAATCCTGCTCTGCGTTCAATATCTGCTACCCTCTTCTGAGTGCCTGTCACTTCGCTTTCTACCACATAAGCCCTTAAAGGTTGTGCAGGTTTCATAGCTTCTCCAAGGGCTGTGATAGGGCTGCTTCCAATGGTAGGTACTTGAGGAACTCCTGAAGGTGCAGTCGCTGAAATAGAAGGAGCAGATGCTGCACCGCCTCCTGGTACTTTGGTCTTCACGATCTCCCTCACATTCTTGATACCACCTGCCACAGCAATAGCAGCAGCAATAGCTGCCCTGATAGGGGATGAAGGATCTCCTGGGATTAGCTGTGAAGTATATGCTTTCTGCGCACCTAGGTAGGTATCAATAGTAGTAGCAGCGATTGCCGTAGCCTTTCCTGCTGCCGTGTTCTTTCCAACTAGATCAGATACTGTATTCAATAGCCCTGCTGCCATAGCAGCATTTGCCATCTTGGCTTCATTCTCTTTCTTGTCTATCTCTATTCTTGCCTGTGAATATCCCTTCAATGCTTCATTGAATTGCTCCTCATTTATTAGACCATTTTGGAACTGCTCCCTAGTCAGGGCTTCCTTCTGATCTACTAGATCCTTCTGAATTTGGAAACTTGCTTCCGCTTCCTTCATCTCTGCATCTAATTTCATGAGTGCCTTTTCAGCATTCGCCTGATCTATGGTGAACTGAAGTGCATCAAGTTGCTGCTTCTCCTGCTGTGCTAGTTCTAGCTGTAGTGCTATCTTCTGATCAGAAGTTAACTTCTCATTTGCTAGGACATCTTCCCTCTGCTTTTGGAATTCATTTAGGATCTGCTGTCTAGCTTTTTCATTTTCATCCTTGATTCCTTCTAGCCTGATAGCTGTCCTTAAGTCATTTAATTGCTTTTGAAATTCTTCTTCTTTGGCTTCTTCTTCTTTCTTGAATTTATCATTCACAGCCTTGATCTCCTGAAGCCTTGCAGCCTCTAGAGTGCCATCATCCTTGATTCCTGCCTCGGCTAGTTTCTTTCTCTTTTCTTTGTAGTTATTTTCAAGGCTTGCAAGTTGCTGCTCTCTTTCATCTAGCATCTTGCTTCTAGCATCATCTAATATCTTCTGTGCTTCTAGTTCCTTTGCATTCCGCTTCTCCCTTTCAGCCTGTGCTTTTTCCGCTGCTGTCTTTGCAGCTTCTGCCTGCTGCTTGTTGAATTCTACTTCTTCTAGGATCTGATTGTTTTTCAGTTCTCTGAATCTCTTCAGTTCTTCATCAGTCAGTTCTCCCTTTGTCTTTAGGGATTGCCGTAGGAAGTTCAGTTCATCTTCTGTCTGCTGCTTTCTAAGGTCATAGATCTCCTTCTCCTTTCCACCCTGTGCAGTTAGTAGCTTGATCCTAGCCTCGATATCTTCACTACTTCTAGCATTTGCCTTAGCTAGTTTTTCAAGGCTTCTCTCTGCTTCATTTGTGATCCCTACAAAGTCAGTCACAGCAGTCACCATCTTCCCTATAAAGTCAGCAAATTTGGCAAGGGAAGGGAATAGGTTTGTAAGTACTTTTTTGACTGTATCAAAGTTAGCTATCAATAGACCTAGGGCAGTAACTAAAGCACCTACCCCTGTAGCTATTAATGCCTTCCTGAAGTTTGACATTCCTGCCGTCACACCTTTGAAGGTGATCTTCAACTGCTCACCTACTTTGCCAATGTCTTTGAGTTGTGATAGTCCCTGTGACAAAGCCATAGCCCCCTGAACTTTCAGTAGTGCTTTTTCTACTTCCTCAGATTGCCCACCGAACAAAGCCATAGCACCCTGAACTGCTGCTATCCCTCCTGCTGCCGTGCTTGCTGCTGTGGTTAATGCTTGAAATCTACTACCTGGATCAAATAGCAAAGCCGATTCATTCGCTGCATCAATTTCTGCTTTGATCTCTGCTACCTTCTTAGATGCCTCTATAGCCTCTGCACTAAATTCACCGAATCTCTGCCGTGCTAATTGTAGCCC